TCTGTAATGTCCTTATGTTGTATCGTCATGTTTTTCCTAACAAAAAGGGGAGAAAGGTTTTACCCCATCTCCCCTAATCCCCATCAAGGGAGTTTACGCAGTAGGCTGAACGTAAGAAACAATCAAGCGAGCCTTACCAACCGTAGGAACCGTACCAGTGTAGAGAGTACGAATAACCGAAGCGGCAGTCGTAGCACCAATACCAGCAGTACCCGTAGCCAGTTGAGCACCAGCACCCTTAACGCGATCACCAACAGCATTGATCATTTCAAGAGTACAAGCAGCCGCAGCAGCAAGACCATCAGCATCAATAGCAGTAGTACCATCAGAGGCCGCATACGTACCGATATTCAGGCCAGTAAGGGCATCAAAGGCAGTTTCCACAACCAAATCAGCAGTAAGGAAAACACTACCAGTAGGAATAACTACATCCAAGCCATTCTTTGCCCAAGCGGCAGCAGCAATGCCTTTATCGGGTGCAGTAATTTCAATGGAAACATATTTGATAACCTCATCACCAATCAAACCACCTCTTGATTGATCAACGGTGCGAGGACCATAACTGGTAACAACAGAACCAGCGGTGCCGCCATTAGCGGGCCAAGTACGAGTAGAAAGAGTCATAATAATTACCTTTTAGTAAGCAGAAGCAGTGGTGAGAACCGCACCAAGGGTATCAATCCGTTGGGCACCGAAGCCAAAACGAGAAGTTACTTGGAACTTGTTAGAGCGGGTCTCGCTATCACGCCAGCCTTCAGTTTTCGGACTACGACGCCAAGCGTGCATAATCGGTTTCGTATTGTCATCTGCAACAGACATAAACAGATTAACAACGTCACCAACAGCAGCAGTTTCAGAAGTCAGACCGTAAGAAGAAGCATTCAAAGCTTCCGTTGCAGTCTTAACCGGCAAGAAGTTGCTGGTATACACGTCAAAGCCCATAATATTACGAACGAAGCGATGGCTAGCAGAGAAGCCAGTAGTCATCAGACCTTCAAACTGAGGATTGTACGAAATAGACGTGGTGTTGAGTACCAGACCATTAATCGTAGCTTCCACAATCGGATCAACAATCGCAATACGACCAGATTGGGGCACATTTGCTTTATCGAAAGACAACTTCATGGCAATAAAGTCAGCCATCGTGATCTTACGAGCATTAGCAGCAGCACTACCAACCCAACGGTGAGGACGACCGTTAATCAAACCAATGTTTGCAGCGGTCTGAGAGGCATTAGCAGCAGCCAAGAACTTCGTCTCAAAGTATTCACCAAGAGCACGAGTAGATTCTTGAGCACGCATAGCCATCAGCGTATCAACTTGATCACCATCTTCATACAGATCATCAGAAACCTTCCAAGCATCACCAACGTAGTCAGTGATCGTCAGGTTGACAACACCCGTATCAATCGGATTGTAGACCAGCGGAGTATCTTCGGCAGCATCCTGCAGAGTTACCGTACCGACAGTCTTGATATTAAGCGTGGTGCCAGAACCGAAGTCAGACACATCACGATAGAAACCTTCGGGCAGAAGGACATCATCCATATTCTCCAGGATGAAGTTGGAGTATTGCTGTGCGTGGATAAACGCAGCAGTGTTTGCAGTGAGTTGAGACATAGTTTTTCCTTAAGTTTAGTAGAGACCTTCGCCAGCAGCTTTCCAGGCACTTACAAGTTCCTTGGTGCTACTGCCAACGGGTTTAACTTTTACAGCACTATTAGAAGAAGGTTTATGAGCGACAAAAGCCTCAGTATTTACGCTAGAACTTGTCTTGCCAGGGGCTTGTGGCGCTTGGCTCAGTCCTGCTAGCTTCAATACAGCAGAGGGACTCTTCGCTGCCAAGTTGTTCAAGGCGGCCAGTGGAAGTCCACTTTCTTCTGCTACTTTCTTATACATCTCTGGACCCTTCTCCCCGAATTGGGTATTAAAGGCATCAACAACTGAAGCAATGTTCTTCTGTGATGTCTTTTGATCCTCTCTTTGAGAGAGCACACTTTCTACAATCTTTGTTAGAGAAGCAGCATCAAGGGCAGCGGGAGAGGTCTTCTCAGGCAAACCATTGGCTTTCAAATCCTCCAACAATTCTTCAGTAGTTTTACGCTTTGCAAGCTCTTCCTTCATTTGCTGCATCTCTTGTTCAAGCTTCTGAATATGAGTTTGAGCATGAGGGACACTCTTCAAAGCGTCTTCAATACTACCATACTTTTTACCTTCACCTACAAACTCTGCAACTTCCAGAGGAATAGTAGGTTGATTTTCTTCTACAGGTTGGTCTACCTGATCGAAAATAGTTTCTTCAGTCATTCTTGTCCTTGGTCAGGAATAAATTCTACAACTTTAGTGAAAGCCTTAAGCATACCAAGTTTATAAGCTTGGAACTCAGACCACGAAGGAAGAGTAAAAGCTTCTTGGCTAGACATATCTCTAACTACCATTTGCTTTTGCTCTTCTAAATAAGAAAGAATATAATCAACAACTTCTTTCTTACTCTTTTCTTTATATTCTTTAGAAGATAGTTTAATCATATATAATTGATGATACCACATTCTAAATTAAAAGTCAACCCCCCATGAGTTGTTCCTCAACAGGGGTAGCAGCCTCTACTTGCATATTCTGCTGCGACTGTTGTACAAGTCGTTGTGTTTCTGCTTGTTCAAACACAGCAGCATTATCTGCAATAAAGTCCCACTGCTCAAAGCCGAGAACATCCTCAACCATACTAGCAAGCTTCTTACCAGAGATATGAGGAGCAATAATTTGTCCAACAGGACTATTAAAAATGCCAGAAAGATTCTGTACAAGCTGTGCTCTTACTGCATAGTGCCTAGCACCAACAGGACGGAGCTTACCAGTAGCAGTAATATCATCCTTGGTAATAGTGAGAAATTCTGTTACACCCAAATCATCATCCATTACACGAATAAGATCACTTGCATCCATGTTACGTCTGGATACTTCAATCATTGAGTTAAGAAGCGGTTCAAGAAATTCGATCTCAAACTTATTAACCTTATGCTGGAAGATCCTACCTGCAGCATTCTGAAGTTGTTGTACCTCAAATGCAGTTTTCTCTCCAGGACTACGAATACCCATAGCTTCTTTAGGAGCACCAGCCATTTCTTCCATAAGCATGAGCAAATATTGAATCTCATTATTTACCTGGAAGGCAGCAGGATTAGGTGGAAGTGTACGTACATCTCCATCTTCAGCGATATGAATATCTGCTCCAGGTTCCCAAGTAAAGGGATCAACATCTCCTACAATAACTTTAGGTGGATGAATAGTAAGATCAAGAGCATCAGCCTTAAGGTTCTCAAGGTGATCCAATCTATATTGCATACCTACGAGGTTGTCGAGAGGCCCCATTGCATAGAGGTTGTCTGGACGATCTCTCCAGCCCACATGTTCCTTAGTGTCTTTTCCAAGCCAGGATGGGTTCTCAATGTTCCTAAGAATATAACTACGATCAACAATAGTAATAATACGATTTTCCAGAAGTACATCATTCTCCTTATCGTAAATATCGCCTTCAAATTCAATAATCTCTACATAATCACTTTGATAATATTCAAAGAGTGTACCAAATCCATCTACAATATAGGCATCTGATTTATTCACATCTTCCATCTTAAAGCCAGAAAGACTTCTACGAGTATCAATTACTTTAGTAAAAGCCCCCTGATCAAACATCAAATCAGGACGAGTGGTAGTTTCTTTCTTGAGTTCACCAATGGATTTAATATAACGGGTAAACTTGGGACTATCTTTAAAAGCTGCTGCTGTAGGATTAAAGACAATATCATACGGACTAATACGGGCTACTGCAGGACCAACGTAGCGAATAATCTCTTGCTTAGTAATAGGATCAATATACTTTTCATTCTTCCAGACTACTTCTCCAAAAGAATTACCATGATCAATATAGTCATAGAGGCACTTGGAGATTTCCTCCCGGAATCCACTTTGCCTACACTTATTCTTAATGTAGCCCTCAATAGCTTTACGCTTACTCAGGGTAACAGCATCTTGGCTATAGCCTTCCCAACGCAACCAATTATCATTAGGAAAGAGAGCATCCATGTAATTTGCATGGAGATTATCTCTAATTTGTGTTAGCTTGGGAAGAGTAGTTTTATTCTTCCAAGGCAAGCTGCTATTAGATGTAGTAGTAGTATCTGTAGCAAAGAGATAATTACGAAGCTCTCTCCATTCAGCTTCTTTACCCTGTCTCTGAATATACCACTGATTATAAAGAGAGGATAACTGACGGGCTAGATTGTCAGCATTAATAATTTCTCTGATCTGAGCTATTTTACCAGCCATGTTAATCCTTAGTAACTAATACCACCGAAGCGGCTATTGTAAATAATATTACCAGTTGTTCTGGTAGAAAAAGCTTTCTTAGGTGCAGTAGAAATAGTTATAGCATTAGCTAAAGCATCACTTACGTCATCATGAGGAGGATGAGCTAATGTAAGTTCTTCTTCTAGTGTCTGACAGTTACCACCTTTATAATGCCAAACTTGTAAATTATCATACTTATTCTGTAGTGCTGCCATAATACGTTCTGCTTTATCTCCTTGAGAACGATTAGGCCTATATTCATCAATAGATAAACTAATACCAGCAGGTTTAATATAGCTTTCTTTTAGCTCTTGTACAATCATCTGTTGTGCAACAGTAATTTCACACCTAATCTTTCTAAAGCCCCACTTGTATTGAGCTTTCTTAATATGCTCAAAGTATTCAGCAATACGGCTAGTTTTAAATCTATCAATGTCTAACACATAGTAATTGTAATCACTATCTATACCAATAACAACTAAAGCTGTATAGTCAGCCTTCTTTCCTAAAGAGAATGCAAAGTCAATAGCTGCAAAAGTATTTAGTTTCTTCTCATTAAAGAACCAATCACCTTCTTCAGTCTTTAATCTGGTACGCTCATAATACTGGAACTTACTACTATCAATAGGTGCATTCTCTGCACTGTTTGGTTGATTATAATATTGGGCATAGAACTGAGTTTTATCTACATACTTAGCTTTAATACGAGCTAAGATGTTTTCATCAAAGCCAAAATACTTACCATCACTTCTACTTTGTTTAGGCCAGAGAAACTCACCATCTTCTTCTACAACTCTTTGGAATACTTCATATACATCATCTTCTCTGATAACATCCCCATTCTTATCATACACAGTTTCTTTCATAGAAAGAAGTGTGTTGTAAATATCTTTAGGATGATATCTAGTTCCAGTTACCCACTCCAAAGCTCCAGGATTAGCTACTGAAGCAAGTTGTGAATAAGCAGAGTTAACCTTCTCTCTTCCATCTTCTGTATATGCATTAGCTGGTACTACGATATCATCATAGATGAGAACATCAGCATGGAAGCCTGTTACGTTAGTCGTAAGACCTGCAGCTTTTACTGTACTGTCTCGAACACCTTCAGTCTTACGAAGAGGGTGGTCTACACAAATTTCTGCCACTGACCATTTCTCGCGTCTCCCCTCTTCTGGGTCAAGCATGTTGGGCCAGTAGCGTTTATAAATAGGGCTGTCAATAATATTCTTAATCGCATATAGTTGCTTCTCCGCTAAGTCAGCAGTTGCAGAAACATAAAGAATAGTTGTATCTGGAAACTTTGTAATATGCCAAGCTGCCCTATAAGCTATAAGAGCACTCTTCTGATGCCCCCGAGGCAAGAGCACAAGTTGAGAAGCCTTGGCATCTTCTCTACTCCACCACCTACAGAGTTCCTCATGTACACCACCAAGGAGCCTCTTAGGTGAGACAAGCTTAATAAATGTCTGTAGATCAGCTTCAGCAGCTTCCCTAATCTGATCTATTGGAGACTTAGCCATTATTTAACATCATTAATCATTACACATATTACATAAGTTGCGGTAGAGTCTACTATATAGTTAAGTATATCTTTTGCCCCTACGGTGGCAGTTAGGGTAGGGTCTGTTCCACCTGCAAACTTCCATGTAGCATTGTATGTGATTAGCCTAGCAGTAGCACCCTGAGTAAACTCAATAACACCACTTTGTCCCGCAGATAGATTTGTTGGTGCAGCAAGAACTGCATCTTCTGAAGTTGTATGTTTAAAGTTATTCGATAGAGACAAATCAACAGCAATGCTATTGGAACTACTAGAAAGCGTTACATATGCTCCACTCTGAGCCTTAGTCCAAGTATTAGCAGTCTCGGGGAGTTTTGTCTGTGCAGTATTAATCTTTTGTGTCATTATCTAAGCTCCGCCCAATGATCAATAGTAGGTGCTCCACCAGTGTATGCCACCTTATAGTAGTAGTTATTCGGCATAACTATACTACGTCCCTCAGCAGAACTACCAAAAGAAATCCATGTACTATTATTTGAAGATACTTGGAATGTCCCACTAGAGCCAGATGTTTTAATATAAACCTCTATTGGCTTCCCTGTTTCGTTTCTATAAGCGACACCTGGGGTCCTAGATGCAGACATGGGTTGCCAAGTCTGTTCTACCCCTAGAGAGCTAGTAGTAGATGCTGCTGCTCCACCAATAGCTGTAAGGAAAGCTGCTGCATCTGCTGAACCTAGAATGGTCCTAACAAAAGCACTGAGGTCAGATAGTGCTGCAGTAGTTGCACCTGTAAAGTACGGGAACTTATTAGCAGCAGGAGTGAGCGTATAAAGTGAAGCTAGAGTAGCATCCGTAGGAACATATTGAGCTACCTCTACGTTAGCTATGATTCTTACTTTATCTCCAGCAGAGAGTGCATCTATAAAGGTTACTGTTGTAATACTATCTTCAGTATATTCTGAGGAGGGATATTGTGCCAAACCATTAAGGAATACAGTAAGGCTCTGTCCTCCTACAGTATAGGCAAAAGGTAGAGTAAGGGTTGTTTCCCCACCAGTAGCCGTAAGATTATATACAGAGAAAGTAGCTAGTGTGCCAGAACCCCCTAGGGTAGAAGCTTGTACCCAAGATACTGTAATACCATCTGTAAGCAGAAGCCAACCACTACCATCACCAGAAGCAGGATCAGGTAGCGCAGGTAGCCCACCACTACCACCACACCCTGCTACAGTTGTATAGATGAAAGAAATAAAGAGTTCTTGCCAATGAGCAGAATCATCTGCAAACACAGTAGAAGCACAGTAGTCATCTATAGCAATGTATGTTTGTGTATCTACATTAACAATGTCCCCCTTGGTATAGCATGTTTCTGCTACCCAATCTCCTTTAGCAATAATATTTCCAGATGTGAGAATATCAGCACAGTTTAGAATTCGATATCCATTCATATCGAAGTCTGCACTCATATAATTAGGTGGAGTACAGTCCCGACTAAGAGTATTTTCAATAGCAGCTTCAATAGCATCAAAGTTAGCATTAAGTGCTGCTGTGGATGCAAAGCCTGCTGTGATATTATTTAATGCAAGTTTAGCCATCAGTTATTTCCTTTAACTTTACGTTTACGTCTTACTTCCTTCTGAGCATTAGCTTTAGCAGAAATAACTCGTACATTAGACTTACTATGACTACCGCCTTTATCAAGCTCTTTAATATGATCAGCTACTCTAGGATCACCTACTTTCAAGCCAGCTTCCCTACGAGCTTTATTCCTAGCTGCCCTATCTTTAAGTCTACCATTCTTATGATCCCACTCTTTTTCTTTCTGGTAGTCTCTTTTACCATTTTTCATGAATGGCATTATGCACTCCTAACAATACTTAAACCAATACGTGTAATGTCTTCTTCAAGCTCATTAGAAATAGCAGCAGCAATCTTTCTTTCTTTTTCTACTTCATCTTTAGAAGGCCTACCTCTAACAGAAGCATAACCTTTATCAGCTAAATATTTAGCAGCAGAGAATCCTTTTACACCATCATTCTTGGCAGAAACAATCATTTGCTTAATAGCCATAGCTTTATGCTTAACTTCAATCTCTTGCCTCCAGGCTTCAAATACTTCTCTCATATCTTTACGAGAAGAATTAGTAAGTACAAGCCAATGATCCCATCCACCTAGACATTCAGTAGCAAATTCATATTCATTATGAGGAGCATGATCATACTGCATGTATAGTTTCTTAAGAGAAGGATACACCTTACCATCTCTTTCAATAGGTTCATCATGAAGTGTATAGATAGGGGGGAGAGTTTCTCTACGAACAGGGTCAGACATCTCGTAGAACAAGCTACGAGTACGCCATCTGTACATTGTATCCCTAAAGACAGAGGGAGCTAAACCTTCAGAATACATCATAAGTATGCAGCTAGAATGATTGTCATATGGGAAGTTTACCATAATTGAAAGAATATGTCAAGTCGCAAGACAAGCTTGCTTGTTAGTAGCTACTCCTTAAGCCAAACTATTGACAGAAGATGAAATACATGTTATACTCGAATCATGTGCAGCCGAAGTTATATGTACATACCAAGTTATATATACACTACTATAATATATTCTATATATCATATCTTACATTCGAAGAATGATATATATGCTTATAGTGGCAGAGAGCACAGAATGTAGTAAGACAAGCTTGCTTGTAATATTCATGCTATCCTAAGCTTGCTAGAATTTCTCAGAGAAAAATTTAAGGTGGATTGCACATATACAAGCTCTCCCCCATCCCCCCTGCCTGCCCCTGCTCGATAATGATTCTCAATAGCATTCTTCTTTGCTAGCAAGAAGCATTCTCATTTGTAATGTGTATCCTGTAGGCTACACTGTATCCGTTTGGATACATGTATGGTTTGAAAGCAATATATCCTCTCCCTTTCTCTCACTACGTTACCATTTGGTAACATCCTAGCATCTCTCTGGCTTCTCTCACTTTAATGAGAAGGATTCTCATACCCATTCTCATCCTCATATAGTTGCACCATGTTGGCATACTTCTTGCCTGTGCAATATTCATGCCGCCTATATCTCGCCATAGTTGCTGATATTTCAACAGCAAGCAATATTCATGCCATAGCTAAGTCATTGATTTCATTGGACGGTCATAGTTGGCACAGACTTTGCTCTATATCTCATACCTCACCCAAGTTTTTGTTGTCCTGGGTCTGGTCTGCTCTTTAACAGTTCGCACAGTTTCCCTCATGCCTGCTTATGTGTGTGCATGTTTGGATGGTAAGTAGTAGCCTTCCCGTGGTGCTGATTTGTTTGTACGAGTTACAAACGAGAATCATTATCATTTGAGCGGAAAGCCGAAACCCTACCCATTAAGGATTGCATCATCATTTGATGGGGGAAACCTGTGCCTGCTCTTTAACAATTCATAAACAACGTGAAGCCCTAAGGCGTCAGGCTATGGGCATGGCAATCACGTAAAGACTGTGGAGCGCGCCCTTAGGGTGAAACTTACAGAACACTTAAACAATCCTGATAATTAGAACATATCACCCTAGCAGATTAGAAAAACCCTAGTCTGCTAGATGATGCGCTCTCGCATCAATTCCCTCTTTTTCTTTTGGAGAAATATCATGACATTCGCTAAACAAGAAGTTTCCAAAGTTGTTGCATCTATCAAATCTTTTGGTGTGAAACAAAAAGAAGTTCAGTCTATGCTTACAAATCTCATGGCGCAGGTTGTTTATCAAAGCATTGCAGGCAGTAATGCAGACACGGGCATTAAGCTTATCGCTGCATTGATGGGCAACGGCTACAATCGCACGAATGATTGCATTACATACCTGACCAAGATGGGGAATTTCAAATACAGTAAGAAAGAAGGCTTGCAATTCAAATCTGTTTATCCCCGCACCGAAGAAATGGCTTTGAATATGGCGGAGAAGTGTATCTCAAACCCCATGTTTACCATTGTGAAAGAACAAAAGGTACAGACTGAGATCGACGTTTATGCTGTTATCAAGTCTGCTATTGCAAGTATTGAGCGCAAGATTAAAGAAGCAGCAGCAGAGAATCGCCCCCTGAAGGTTGACCATCTGGAAAAGCTGGCTGAGTTCAAAGCAATGCTCCCTGCGTAAGCTGATAAACCCTAGGGTATTAGTTCGCTAGTACCCTACAATTTATCAACAGCAATAAGGAAATAAAATGGATTACTGTCCGGTTACTTACTCTTACTACGTTATATCCCTTCAAGAATATGAATTCGCTGATGGTGCATACTGCGCAATCGGTTGGGATTATTTTCCCTGGTAAGTAAACACTAAACAAGAAGCCCATTAGAAATAGTGGGCTTTTGTTTATTGCGAAACAAGTTCGCTTGTTTATTGTTGCACTAACGAAAGGAAAGATCATGTACGTATATCCCCTGTCTTTTATCCCCTTGGCTATTGATAGCTTTGCTATGGGCTGGATTATTCCAGACTACTGCTGGCTTTAATGGTCGGTCATATGCTTGCATTTAAGCCTAGGTTATACCCTTGCAAGTAGGGTAGCCTAGGTCATTCAACGAAAGCCCCTAGAATCGCCTTAAAAGGGCATTCCTGGGGCTTTTCTATTTGTATTTAACCTGGAGATTATCATGATGCATATTATTTCAAAATGGACTAACCCAGAAGGATGTCTTACATACCTATGGCAGACTAAGAAGGGAGAGTATTTAATCGACTCTCATGTTTTTGTCTTACCTTATAACTTGGTTAGAGAGAAACTAATCAAGATGAATTATTCTGAAGTTGGAAGTAGTGTTTATCCTTATGAGGGGAATTAGCATGACATACTTTGTTATGGCACATAAACGTGACGGCATACTTGAGAATGTAAAAATTGGAGGCTTTAAGAACATGCAAAAGGCTTATGATCGCTTTCGTAAGTATGCAACAAGTGAAATCAAAATCTATACAGCTACAGGATTGAAAACTATAGCAACACGTATTAATGGGAGGGAATATGTTTAAGTGCAGCGAATGGGCTGTTGCTTTCTTTGTTATTGTGTGGACAGTATTCTTTATCACTATTCTTTGGGGTTAATCATGAGTTTTCTACTTGTTAAACTTCTCTATCTTTCCTTCGGTGTTGTTCTAGGTTTTATCTTATCCAGCATTCTTGTTATGGCAAAGGACAATCATGAGTAAAATCAGATCGCTTAAAACTATTTTCTTTTACATGTATGGACGTCCACCGCAAGATCATGAGTCTATTGTGTGGCTTTATTATCATCTGAAGAAAGGTAATGTATGACCCCCTATCTAACGTACCTAGCAAATCAAATCAACATGCTTGGTATCAAACAAGTAGCGAGCCAAGCATGTAAAGCTGGTTTACCTATTGAAACATTTCTTCTTGCTTTAATGTTATCAAGGAGTTAATTATGACTAAGAAAGATTATGAACTCATTGCCAGTGTTCTGAATAGTTACGCTAGGAATAAAGGCGCATGGGATGTAGATGATCTCATCTATGATATTGCTAGTGCTCTAGAGGAAGATAATCCACGCTTTAACAAAGATACTTTCTATGACGCTTGCTATAAGGTGAAATCATGAGAATTGATAAAACACTACAAGAGGTAAAAGATATTCTCCTTCCTCAAGGATTTACAATAGAAGGCAGCTCTATATTAAGAGATGGTATTTCACTATTTAGTATATATGAATATTATCCGTTTTGTGTAATTTATAATGAATACGGAGAGAGGCCACAAGATTATATTTCTTGGTTCTATGGCAATGATACTAACCTGAATATTTCTCTACAAGACCTTGGCTTATTACCCTATAAGGGATTACTTGTAACTAAAAATAGGCTACTAACTCCAGAAGGGTATCGTAAGTATCTTCTGGAATGTAATGGTAAATCAGAGAAGGCTCAGAAATCCTGGGCATATAAGGTCTTACGCAAGAAGAATTTTTTCGTCACTACGCATGATGGGCAGTTTCTCCCTAAATGTTTATGTGTAGAAACTTACCTTAATGGTGAAAAGACTTGGCTATTACGTGAAACCTTTTATCTTTCCGTAAGTTCATGGGGAAGGTTTAATGGTGGATATTGGACACTTGATAGAATGTATGAAATTAATGGGGAGTATTTGCCCCTTTCATATATTATCTCAAGATTCAACGAGTGTGATGAATGCGGGTATATTCATGTAGATAGCACATGCCCAAGATGTGCTCGAAGGTATGAAATTAAATCCTATAGTGAACGTGCTGAACATACCCTCCCTTTCAAGGATGATGGTGAAGCATCCCCTGTATATCTTGGTATTGAACTTGAGTATGAAAACTGCACAAGTAAGGCTAAGGATGTATACATTGCCTTACACAATCATGTAATTGTCAAACGTGATGGTAGCTTATCCTCTGGCTTTGAGATTGTTACTGCGCCAGCTACAATTGCATCCCATAAGCGGGAATTTAAAGGTTTTTATGATAAGGTTACGGGACTGGAAGCCTTAAGTAATTGTGGTATGCACGTTCATGTGGACAAGAGGTCTATGGGGGAAATGCAAATAGGTAAGATGCTTGCTTTCATCTACAAGAAAGAAAACATCCCGAGTATTGAGGCACTAGCAGGTCGGTCATTCTCCTCCAATCGCTTCTGTAAAGCTAGTAGTGAACGAACATTAACAGATGGCTTATATGGTAATCTTGATGGAGTATCAAGAGATAGCGCAGGTAAGTACGAAGCATTGAATACTTCTCCTAAAAATACCATTGAAGTCCGTATCTTTGCCCCACCTACAGATGAAACTACTCTGTTTATGCGTCTTGAGTTTGTCCAAGCATTAGTTGACTGGACCAAGCCAGCTATTTGCAGTGTGAAAGATGCTGTATCTTGGGAGAAGTTCAGGGCTTTTGTGTGGGGTAATAAGAAGATGTATCCTAATTTGATTGGAGCAATAGCATGAAAACATCTGAACTGATTGGGCCTGCCCTTGATTGGGCTGTGGCGAAATGCGAAGGCAAGGAAAAGAATTGGGGCAAATCCTCAATGATTCCTTATGACTACTTCATGGGGCATACTTACTCAACAGATTGGTCCCAAGGCGGGCCAATCATTGAGCGAGAACGTATTTCCGTCACTTGGTTAGGCGGCCCAAAGACGCTGTGGGTAGCTGCATATATACCAGAAGGCTTAACCGATGCCGACTGGGATTGGCGCTTTAATCGAACTGGCTCCACCCCCCTCGTCACAGCCATGCGCTGTTATGTGGCAAGTAAACTTGGTGATGAAGTAACTATCCCTAAAGAATTGGAGAGCTAACGTGTGCATTGCCCTACTAAAACCTGAAGGTAAGACAGTTTCCAAAGAAACCCTAGCCCAATGCTTCAAGGCAAATAGCAATGGTGCTGGATATATGTATGCAAGAGATAATCAGTTGCACATACATAAGGGTTTCTTTTCCTTTGATGAATTCTATGAAAGCTATAAGCCTGTTGAGCAGGAGAAATGTGTAATCCACTTCCGTATTAAGACACATGGAGATATTTCCGCAGATAATACCCATCCCTTCCAGGTAAGTAATGACTTGGCTTTTGTTCATAATGGTATTATCAACATCAAAGAAGATAATAAAAAGTTCTCTGATACATGGCACTTCAACGAAGCTATCATCAAGCCTATGTATAGGGACAATAGGGCATTCATTAAACGCCTTTATAATCAAGAACTTATCAAGAGCTTCATTGGTAGCAGTAAGCTAATCTTTCTTGATAGCAAGGGCCGCAGCACCATTATTAATCCTGATCGTGGTGTTTGGGAGGATGGTGTGTGGTACAGCAACACTAGCTTCCGTATTCCTGTATACTCTCCACCTAAGCAAGGTACATGGGTAGCACATAAAAGTAGCTATTTCCTTGAGGGAGAAATGGTATGCTTTACTCGGGACTTTATGGGTTACAAGAAAGGTGCTGTTGTATATGTAGATAACATCTTGCCTTTCAATAAGCTTGAGGTTATTAGCCATACTCAGACTGCTGAAGGAATAATTGAGCGTAAGAGTGTTATTCCTGCTGCTTTTGTACAATCTATTGACGACTATATGGAGAGTGATTATGTGGCGAATTCTAGCTCCTTCTATCTGTAAAGAAACAGCAGAGGTTATTCAAGATACGATGAATGACTTCTACCCTACTGAGCGTACCATTAAGGTTAATTGGGGTAACAGTACACTTAATCGGCATGAACATACCCATGTGTGGGGTAACAAGCTTGAAGCTGTAGGCCGTAGTGGATACAAACGATTGTTCTTTGAACTATGTAAAGACCTTGGAACTGTACCAGTGTGTACATCTTATGAAGGCCCATGCTTTCAGCATCGTGTACCTAATGGTAGCAATGGTGTTGGTGTAATATATGTAGATCGTGAAGAAGACTTCATGCCTGACTTCTTTTCTACCAAGGAAATTGTAGGAAATGAGTTCAGGGTATACTTCTGCTACGATATGACATATCACTACTACCAGAAGCTACCTCTAGGAGAGCCTACAAGCCACCATTTACAGACTTCAGGTAATGGGTGGGGGTATGGGTCTACTAAAGATGAGTTCTCTCGTGTAACGGGCCTTAAAAATATTCTCGAGGAATACACCGAGAAAGTAGCTAATCGTCTTGAACTATCCTATGGTGCTGTTGACTTCAAGGTAAGTGAGGATTACACTGTATATATTCTTGAGGCTAATAGTGCTCCTACTCTGTTTAACATAGGGCTAGTAGAGGGTTTTGCTGCGCAATTTAAGGAGAAACTAGCATGAACTATGCTGTAGGAGATGTTATCACTATTGCAGAAGATGCCCCTATTGTCAGTGTTGATGGTGCTTTTGCTATGCGTGGTAATACATACATCATTACTAAATTGTATAAGGGAGGAGAAAGTAACTCCTTGTCAGTACACACAGATTATAATGGTGGATGGTGGATACGCCCGGAAGCTATAGCTTATGGTGGTGTTAATAAAAAAACCTCAATTGAACGTAAGATTGCAGTGATGTATAAACGATTTGAAAATCGTAAGGAGAATTAAATTGTCAGGACGATGCCGTAGTTGTAATGCAAAGATGTCTGTAGCTGATATGAAACGTAAACATGCAGAGACAGGAGAATACTTCGATCTATGTGGTAATTGTTTACGTGAAGTAATAGCTATTGTTGATTTGCCTATCATTGGAGATAGGGGCTTCTACTCTGAGGAGGAGAAAGATGATGAATGAGCCACTACAAGTAGGAGATATCATTTCTCATGTAAATTGGGATACAGAATATATTGTCTTAGCTGAAGAAAATGATGGTTATAGGCTTGCAGTATTTAATACGGAAACAGGTGTGCAAGGAGATAATAGCTTCACCTGGGAGTATTACCAAGGTAATACTGGTGTTAAGATTCACCGTGGAACTATTAACTATAAAACAGCAGTAGAAAGAAAAATAGCTGTGATGTATAAACGCTTTGAGCAAAGGAAGAATCATGTTTAAGGTAGGGGATATTGTTACAGGTACTCCTGAGAGTATCAGAGAATATGGCATTACTAATTCTGATGCCATTATGGAGGTTGTATTCTTTAATCCAGAGAACAGTGCAATGAAGGTTAAAGTCCTGTCATCCGTAGATGAAGGAACTGCTAAGTATTATATTGGGGAAGAGTTTGGTGTAGTGGCAAAATATTTCACACTATACTCAGGGGATGTTCCTCTACAACAAACTGCTATTGAACGTAAGATTGCAGTAATGTACAAGAGGTTCGAGAATAGAAATGCAAAATAAACCTTGCCCTAAATGCCGTAGTAATGGCAGGGATAAGACAGGCGATCATCTATTCCTCATGAAGGATGGGGTATCTTGGCACTGTAACAGATGTGGTTATCATGAACATAATGGAGAAGAAGTTGAGGAACAAATAATGGATATCGAGATGGTCGGTCATCTTCCTTCTGCTGCTATACCAGAAAGAAAGATAAAGCAAAGCATTGTAGAGCACTTCAAAGTAAAGATGGGTAATAGTGAAACATCGGGAGAAGTAGATAGCCACTTCTATCCTTTTACCAAGGGAGGAACAATCACTGGTTACAAGGTCAGGAAGCTGCCCAAGGACTTCTTTTCTGTTGGTACTAGCAAAGGTATTGTCGATCTATTTGGACAGGCTGTATGCCCCCCTGGTGGCCTTAAATTGCTTATTACTGGGGGGGAGCTTGATGCACTAGCAGCTTATCAGATTTTATATGAAAAATACCCTAACTTTAAGCCTTCTGTTGTATCTCTACCAAAGGGAGAAAATGCTGAAGCTGTGAAGGATAACCTTGAGTATGTATTATCCTTCAAAGAAGTAATCATCTACACAGATATGGATGTACCGGGAAGGAAATGTGCTGAAGAAATTGCTGCACTAATTGGTCCAGGTAAAGCTAGGATTATGGTTACAAGTGAGAAAGATGCTTGTGATATGCTCCTTGCAGGTAAGCAAGCTGAGTTCATCAATGCTTTCTTTGGTGCTCAGAAGCATAAACCTAAAGGCATTATATCTGGTACAGAAATTGATTTAGCATCTATCAAGAAGATGCAAGTAGCTGGTTATGACTTACCCTACCCGATTCTTAATCGTATGATTGGTGGCTTACGTAAGGGTGAACTAACTACGCTAACTGCTGGTAGTGGTATCGGCAAGAGCACAATGGCTAAAGAAATTGGTTATCACTTACGTAAGACACATGATCTTACTATTGGTAATCTTTTCCTTGAGGAGACACTGGAAAAAACTGTACAAAGTTACATTGCACTGGACAATAACGTACCTTTGAGTATGTTGCGTAAAAACAACACTATTCTTACCGATGAACAATGGCAAACTTCCTTCGATAGGTTAATCAATGACAAATGGTATGCTCTCCAACATTTTGGCTCGTTACCGACAGAGGAGCTTCTTGCAAAGATGCGTTATCTCGCCTACGGTGCTGGCTGTGATTTCATTATACTTGATCATTTGAGCTTAGTCTTTTCTGGGCAAGCTAATGATAATGAACGTATAGCTATTGATAATGCCATGACTGAGCTTGCTGCTTTTGTTGTAGAAAGTGGAGTAGGTATTATTTCTGTTGTTCATCTATCACGTAACAAAGGTAAGACTTCTTTCAATGAAGGTGGTGAGATTTCTCTTACTGACTTACGTGGTAGTGCAGCACTTGAACAATTATCTTTCAACGTGATTGCCCTTGAACGTGACCAACAAGGAGAAGATAATAACGAGAGTAAGATTAGGGTATTGAAGTCCAGAGAAACAGGCTGGACAGGTAGTGCAGATGTATGTCAGTATGACTTTAACACTGGAAGGCTTTTACCAAAGGAGATTACTTTAAATGGCTACTAAACACGTGCACGCTGATCTTATCAAAGCCTGGGCTGATGGGGCTGAGATTGAGCAAAGATTGCTAGATGGGCCGTGGAGTCCAGTTAATAGCCCAGCATGGCATTCATCTTTTGAGTACCGCATCAAAGACCCATACCGTGAACTGAAAGAAGCAGCGAAAGACCCGAACAAGGAGATTCGCTGTAATGGTAGCGATTGGTATGATGGCACTTATTGGGCGTTTAATTTGCCCCCTGAAGACTACGAAATCCGCGACAAGTCAGACCCATACGCAGAATTGAAGGCTGCGGCGAAAGACCCGACGAAGCAGATTCGTGCAGGTTTTGGTTGTTGGGTAGACGGGGGGACGCATACATGGGAGTGGAATTACTCAGTCAAGGACTACGAAATACGCGACAAGCCGAAAGCCAAGGTGAAGACGTGGTTGTGGATTTATAAAGATAGTAACGGTAAATACTGGACAACAAACGAGTTCTTCAAAGAAAAGCCTAAGAATTACTATAGTACTATTATCACGTTTATTCAACCTGCTTACTGGTCTGAAATGGAGGTGGAAGAATGACAGATGCAAACCTTGACCCAGATGTAACATTGGAAATGATCCAAGCAGGTAATGACTTCGCTTCACATGCGGTAGACGCCTCTATTGCAAGAAGTATGGGTGAACTAGGTTCCACCAAGGAGCAACGACAGTGGCAGATGGATCAGTTCAAGAATGTTGATCTGATTGAAATGTATCTGAGTAAGGAAATTGATTCTGTTACAGGCATCTACCTAGCAATGGAGAGAGCAAAATGAGATGCAAACCTTAATCTTCGATATTGAGGCAAACGCACTTCTCCAAGATGCTACAAAGATATGGACTATCGTAGCTTACAACTTGGAAGAAAATAAATATCACATATACCTTGACAAAGAGGAGAACTACAGCTACCCTAAGAACTCTATTATATATATAAATATAGAAGAATACTTACAGCTTCTTACTTCTTCTTATTTAGTAGGACACAATGTACTTGGCTTTGACTTACCTTTACTAAAGAAGCTATATAACTTTAACTATAGTATTTCTCCTTCTTCTGTAGCTGATACTATAATTATGTCTAGGTTATTCTTTCCTGATAGACCTGGACATAGTGTTGCATACTGGGGAGAAGTGTTTAAGTTTCCTAAAGGAGATCACTCAGACTTCTCTTGCTTGTCACAAGAGATGCTAACATACTGTATTCGAGATGTAGATATCACCCGTAGAGTATATGCTAAGATGCTTGAGGAGCAAGCTGGATGGGATTGGATACCTAGCTTAACCCTTGAGTATGCAATGCAAGCACTACAAGTTAAGCAGGAAACACATGGAGTGCTCTTTGCTGTTGACAAAGCAAGAGAACTTGTACATACTATTTGTAAGGAGATAGAAGACATAGAACATACAGTAGTACCTCTTATTCCACCTTCTCTTGAGAATCTTGGACCTGTGAACAAACCTTTCAAGAAAGATGGTACGTTGTCTAACATAGCTTTGAAGTGGCTAGAAGATGATACAGTGGCCTGACTTAACCTTCCCACCTTTGAACCTTTGGAATTTTCCTAACCAACCTAATATTCGTGCGAGCACTCGTGCGAACTTACACAAGGAACACAAAATGCAAATCTCTCTTACTGATGCAAATGGAACCTACAGTATTTTCCTGAATGAAGACTTTGATCTCATGGATGATTACATCGAATGTCTTATTAAGCCTATTCTTCGTGCAGCTTCTTTCAGTGATTTGTCTATTGATAAATACTTTGTGAAGGAAGAAGAAAATTTCTCTTGGGATAACATGCCCCTGTTTGAGGAGAAACCTGTAGCTAAGAAAGCTGTGTGATGATAGGTGGCCCATTCTGTAGGGTGGGCTGGAAACCCATCAACCTGAACTCTCACGATCAGGTAAAGAATTACCTCCTCACTCAAGGATGGGTTCCAAGCGAATACAACTATCAGAAAGATGCTAAGGGTTACTTTGCTAAGGATGAGAATGGAGAACTTATCCCCACTAGCCCTAAGCTAACAGAAGATTCTTTTGCATCTGTCACTGGAGAAGTACCTAAGCTAGTCGCTAGACGTAATGTTCTTATACATCGTCAGAGACTCTTGGAGAATGTTCGTACAGATGGTAGTCTTAGTGGTCTTCTGAATAATGTGAGGAGTGATGGTAGGGTTGAGGCAAGATGTATTCCTCAAGGGACTAACACAGGCCGAGCTACCCACAGTAACATTGTCAACATACCCTCTATTCATGCTGCTTACGGGGCTGAAATCAGAGACTTGTTTATTGTTGCTGATGGGTATACACTTGTAGGTGTAGATGCAGCAGCACTTGAAGCACGTATATTTGCTCACTTCATGCTGAATTATCCTGGTGGTGATGTACTAGCAGACTTGGTACTTCACGGAGACATTCACCAAGAGAATGCAGATATGTGGAACTGTTCTCGTAATGATGCGAAGAGTCCATACTATGCGTTAATGTATGGTGCTCAAGTCCCTAAGTTTACAGCTACATTAAAGTGTAGTGCCAGAGATGGTCAGAAATATTATGACGCTTTCTGGGAAAAATATAAGCCACTAGAGTTATTCAAGCAGGATTTAACTAAGGCTTGGGAGAGCCGTGGTGGTAAGAAAGGTGGATTCATAAGAGGAATTGATGGACGTAAATTACATGCACGTAGCCAGCATTCCCTTGTGAACCTTATGTTTCAAAATGCAGGTAGTGTGGTTGTTAAGGTAGCTGGTTTATTTATAGACAAGTGGAGTAGTCATCTTGACAGTCACCAACTTATTTTCTACCATGATGAATATGAATACGAGGTGCTTAATGAACACGTAGCTGAGTTTCTTCCTATTACAGAGAAAGCTTTTAAGAAAGCTGGTGAGTGGTTTAAACTTAACGTAGAAATTGTAGGTACACCTAAGACAGGTAAATCCTGGCTTGAAGTACATTAACCTTTGAGGAAATAAAATGGCACTAAACTTTGCAGAAACTAAAGCTAAGAAAGTCTATCCCCGTATTGGTGAGGGCACCTACCCTGCACGTATTGTACGTATTCTTGATTTCGGAATGCAGTATGCTACTGACTTCAAGACGGGGGAAATCAAAACGTATGATGATGGCAATAAAGTTGTTCAACACAAGGTATGGCTTGACTTTGAGCTGCCTACTGAAACCATTGAAGTTGAGGGTATTCAGAAACCTCGTTGGATTGGTAAAGAATACACTGTCTCTACCCATGAGAAAGCTGCCCTAACGGCCCTTCTGAAGGCTGCTGATCCTGGTGGCAAGGCTACCCTCAAGGGACGTAACGTAGCTGGCCTCCTTGGTCTGCCATTGATGATTACTGTAGGTAGTACATCATCTGACAAAGACAAGATTTCTAATGTATCTTCTCTTGTCAAAGGTATGACAGTTGATCCCCTTACTAATCCTACACTGTTCTTTGATCTGGATGGTAATGATCGTAAGACTTTCGATAGTTTGCCTGACTGGATGAAGAAGCGTATTCAAGAAGGTATTGACTATGAGTCTACACCCTTTGCCAAGAGTGCAGGTAGCTTCTCTGATATGCCTGATGATGAGCCGGAGGAAAGCCCTTATTAACTGATTTACACCCTCGTAGTTAAATGGACATAACAAAGACCTTCTAAGTCTTTATTCTAGGTTCGATTCCTAGCGAGGGTGCCAAATAAAGGAAAACTGCAATGAAAAAATATTCTATTTGTGATCATGTATGGGAATTTTTTAATGATGGAGACTACGGGAGTTACTGGTATTGCATTAAATGTGGAGCAAGGCACTCATGAAACTCTACAACGTACCAGAAAATAGTTTGATTAAACTTTCAGAAGGAGATGGTAGAGTATTTAAGTTCCTTAGTGTAGATCAAAGCTTTGCTTATCTTAGAGCTGAGAATGGAACTAAGCTGAAACTTCCTTCTACTTATGAAGTTATTCCTGTAGGAAAATACTATGATTAACTATGACTTAGCAAGAGAAAAAAATCTTTCAGAAGAAACAGTAGCGGCTATTGAAAAGCTTCAAGCATATCGTACACAGCTAGGAGAGAGTTATCTAGCTGGTAAGATTGGTGCTTTAATGTATAGAGAAGCTTGGGAAGAAAATGAATATCTTCTACAAGCCTTATGGGGCTTTCCTCAAGATAGTAACTACCATATGTTTTGGGAAATGGCTGGATGTACTTGTCCAAGAATGGATAATAGAGATAGTTGGGGGTATAGCTTGCACTACTATTCTGGTGATTGTCCTATTCATGGGATGGTTAAATGAGCAAAAGAGAAGTAATGAAGATGGCGCTTGATGCGCTGGAATACGACTACCCAGACCGCCAGGGTGTTATCAACGCACTAAGCGCAGAACTGGCGAAGCCTGAACCTGATCCTGTTGTATGGATGCAAAGTAACCATCTGGATAAGTTTGAGCAACATGCGTGTGGCGCAGATTCAATGTTAGCTCGTTGTTCTCACAGGCAGCTTCAACCGGATTACGTCCCCTTGTACCGAAAGGAAGACCTATGAGCAGACCTTTCCCTGATGACCACTATGATGAAAATGGCATATACATTCCTCGCTTATATGGACGACCTTGGAATGAATGGTATAGGCTCTTTGGCTTGAAGAATAAAGAGGAGATTAAAGCTTACGTAGAAGAACAAAGGATAGATATTATCGGTTCAAATGGAAATGATGGCCTGCACTATGAGTGGAATGAACGTAAGACATAGATGTGTTTACTGTGGTAAGCTTACATATTTCTGGCAAAGATGGAATATGAGCTACTATGAGTGCTATGATAATTGTAGGTCAACCACAGGTGTTGATAGGAAAACTGGTGAACTTGTTAAGGAGAAACAAAAATGAGTGGATGCTATGGCAGTGATCCTGAAGATCGTTATTTTGAACAGCTTCTATTTGACTTCCTTGAATCACAAGAGGAAGTAGATGAGGAAGAATTTCCTGATGAATGGGAACAAGAATATTACTTGGAGAATATCTTAGCAGAAGGAGAATATAAAGATGAACAGCTATGAAGATTCTGGAGCTAGGCTCTATAGTAAACCAGATAGTGAGGAGTATCTGGAAAACTATGAGAAAATTTTCGGAGAAAAAATTCCTTGGTATGTCCGCCGAGACATGTTGAAAAAACTTGAAGAACGAGGGAAAACTTGTGAAGAGAATGACACTTACATACTCTCCGATTGAGGGTACACTAGCACTTATTGACGGCGATATCCTTGTATACCGCATTGGGTTTACTACTCAAGATGTGAATGAACGTATAGCTTTGTCTCGGGTGAATGCCTACATAGATGAGATTCTTTTTAACTCTCATGCTAGTGACTATATGATTTATCTTACAGGTGGCAACAACTATCGTAAGACATTGTACCCTGAGTACAAGGCTAATCGTATACAGGAGAAGCCTCTTCACTACAATCTTATCAAACAGTATCTTATTGATCACGAAGCTGCTATACTAGAAGAGTATCAAGAAGCAGATGATGCTCTCGGTATAGCTCAGACAGCAGGTAATGATACTACTATCATCTGTAGTATCGACAAAGACCTACATCAGATTAGTGGTAGGCATTATAACTTCGTTAAGAATGAACACACCATTGTTACCCCAGAAGAAGGTATTTATTTCTTCTACCAACAGCTTTTAACAGGGGATAGGGTAGATAACATACCTGGACTACCAAAGGTCGGTCCCATTAAAGCTAAGAAAATCCTTGGTGAAATGTCTGATGAAGCTACCTACA